AAAAAAGGTCGCTGGGATTTCCCGGAGTTAAAACAGATGGCGATGGAGGCGTACAAGTTTTGGGAGCCTGAAACGGTCATTATTGAGGCCAAGGCGAGCGGTATGCCTTTGACCCATGAGCTACGAAACATGGGAATTCCTGTGGTAAACTTTACCCCTAGCCGAGGAAACGACAAAGTGTCAAGGGTTCACAGTGTTTCTACTTTGTTTGAGAGTGGGATGATTTGGGCACCGGACGAGTCGTGGGCACACGAAGTTATTGAGGAGTGTGCTGCGTTTCCTAATGGAGAGCATGATGACTTGGTGGATAGCACCACGCAGGCATTGATGCGGTATAGGCAGGGTAACTTCATTCAGTTGCCTTCGGATTATTGGGAAGATGAAGGATCTTCTTTAAAAGTTAAACAATATTACGGGTAATTTTATGGCTGAACCCTATGACTACAGTTCGGACACGGCTCTTCAGGATTTGCTGAACCAACTATATAATCCGTACCAGCAAAACATTTTGTTGGCGTATGGGTATCAACCTTCGCCGGGAACTCCGTCGATAACAAATCCCGGAGACTACATCGACCCCGACCCCGGTGGAAATGTTCCGTTACCGCCGCCGGGAGGTTACACGCCTCCCCCCGTGATTCCGCCTCCCGGTCCCGACCCGACCCCGCCTCCGCCTCCACCACCTAATCCATGCCCGGCGGGATATGTCATGGGTCCGGACGGCGTGTGCATAATTGATCCTGATACGGGAGGCCCGCAGCCCCCACCGCCTCCGCCCCCGGAGCCCCCACCGCCGCCCCCACCACCGCCTCCGCCGCAACCGCCTACCGGTTATGTTAGGCCCGCAGACATGAAGGACTATGACCCGTTCATGCACGGGAGACGGAATAAGTTTTACGGCATGGATGTTCTTGCGGGGTCTAGGCAAGAAGTCAGTGCGGATGAGTTTAATCGTCTTTTGGGTGGCACAGAAGGTAAGTATGGTCAGGGTGCTTTTTACGATCCCGAGCGCGGCTCTATTTATCAAAACATAGACGATGATAAAGTGTCGCAAGAAAATTCATCGTATGTGCCATACGGAGTTGATCCCAGCAAGTACACGGATGTGCAAAGGCTACAAGCCGCACACATGGGTATAGGCGATCAAGAGGGAAGATCGCGAAACCCTATTTACACTAGCCAAAGGATTGGCGACAAGATGTATTTTGTCGATAACGGTAAAGTATATTCGTATGACGTTAGAGACATTGAATATGGAGAGGGATCGCCTACGTTTGCAAGAGGCGGAGCGGTTAGTCCTGTAGCAAGAAGCGGTATTGGGGCGTTGTTTGCTAAGGAGGTTATGCGCTAATGGGGTTCATTTCCAACGCATTTGACTTTGACGAATTACGTAGACGAGCCGTTCAAGGGGGCCTAGCAAATTTAGCCCCCTTTGACTTTATTAACGTTGACAATGGTCGAATAACATTTAAACCCGGAACATCTAACGCTCAGCTTTTGCAGGTTATGAAGGCTACCGGATTAATTTCCGATGATGATGCAATGTGGTTTTCTCAGTTTTTTACTGATCCGAAAGACGATTGGTTAGTTCGTCGGTTTAACGATACAGAGCGTTTGTTTGATTACACGCGAAATGATTTTTCTGGCTTAAACGATGAGAATTGGGCGCGAATGTCGCGCTTGCAAGACACGTTAAACAAATATACTGAAACAGGCTCAATTCCTGTCACAAGTGAGTTTAAACGAAATTTTCCGTCATCTGCTATTCAATCTTATACACCGGTTGGAAGAGACGCGGAAGGTAATTTACTACCTTCTCGACCGGATTCAGCGGCACAGCGGCGTCAGGCCATAGACGATGTTGTAGTAACACAAGATGAAATGTCCCAGTACGACAACATTGTTGTAGACCCGTTCGACATTCCGGATGATCCGCCCCCGCCGCCCCCAAAAGACCCCGGAGACGTGCTTCCCCCGCCGGAAGATCCCGTTCTTCCTCCCGGAGACGTGCTTCCCCCGCCCACGGACCCCGTTTTGCCTCCCGGAGACATTTTCCCGCCGGGGACCATGCCGCAATTTAATTTACCAGATTTCGGAAACATAAGCGCGTACATGCAAAACAAGCCTTTGGATGTACCGCAAATGTCTGAAGAAGAGTTACGGCAAATACGGCAGGGAGGTTTTTTGGGCCTCGTGAACCGTGGTCCGGGAGGTTTGCCTGAAGAGTATCGACCGCCGTCTAATTCTCCTTTTGCAAAGTTTCCCGGAATAGTGGGAGGTGGTTTATCCGGTTTTGACCCTTCTGTTATTCAGCAGTTAATTCAAAAATATTTGTCGGACCGCGGAATTGATCCACAGGATCTTAACTTGCCTGCGGAGGGTGCGGATGACGTTCCTGTTCCCGCAGATTCGGAAGAAGAAGTTATAAAGATGAAAGATGGTGGGGGCATTGCCAGCTTGATGGTGCAAGACAATTCTCCTGCTCGGGGTGAAGGGATTGAAGCCTTTTTGGCACCAGTGGACAAGGATGCTCCGATTAGTCGTGATCGACGGAAGGCGGCTTTGATGCGAACGATGCAGCGTCTTGAGCAGGAACAGCAGCAACAGATGATGCAACAGCAGCAACAGGTGGCGCAGCAGCAACAACCACCGCAAGGTATGCCTCCACAGGGGATGATGCCTCCCGGTATGCCCCCGCAGGGGATGATGCCTCCCGGTATGCCCCCGCAGGGGATGATGCCTCCCGGACCACCGCCCACGGCCCAAGGACCAGTGCCCACGATGCAACAGGGCATCATGCCCATGGCTCGTTAAGTGTCCACGCCTACGCTTACATTTGCGGAAAAAGAACGTCCGGTTGAGCAAACTATGACGCCAGAAGAGCAGTACGGCGTTATTAAAGCCCCTGATTCGCCTTTGATGGCTAAGGCCGCTGAGATTTTTCGTGGAATAGAGCGTCGTGTCGAAGGCAGTCCCGCAGAGTTTGTATTACCCGGCGGGGGTATAGCTACTGTCTTGGAGCGTAAAGATTACGGCGAAGATCCTTCTGCTCTTGAGTATGGTTTTGCTGCGTTAGACGCCGCAGACGTAACACCGGTAGGTAAATTCTTTGCTATTTTTGGAGGTTTAGCGGCAAAAGGCGCTAAGAACATACAACAGCGGGTAGATAAACTTCGGGAACAAGGGTTAGAGGGGCAAGATTTATGGAATGCCCAAGCTAACCAAAGTAAACGAGGGTATTACGACCCGTCTGATGGCCAGTTTCGGGTTGAATTTGACACCGCTAACGCGGATATCAAAGCCAGTTTTGAAGCCTCTGACGGTAAAACTCTTTTTGGTCCGGGCTTTACTAGCGGTGAAACATTAAAACTAGATGATGTTTTAGACTTTCCACAAATTTTTGACGCATATCCACAACTCCGTGAAATCACAGTAAAACCAGTTCCTTTGATGGATATAGATACAAAAGGAGCTTACGACCCAAAAACAAAAACGATGTATCTTCGGGCAAGCCAAGACAGAGAGGCGGTGGTTTCTACCGCCTTGCATGAGCTACAACACGCCATACAGACTGAGGAAGATTTTAGGAAAGGCGCATCGCCCTCTAATTTTTTGCCGGAAAACTTCGTAGAGATAGACAAGGAAGTTAGGGACAGAAAGAAAACGCTGGAAGAAGAGCTTAAAAAAGAAGTTGCTCGTAAGCTAGATGTAGAAAAAGTGTCCTATCAGGTCCCGGACCAATTAGCTCTTGTTTTTGGATTAGTTCGTGAAAATAAAAATGTACCGGACATATTACGAGACGTAGAGGAGTTGTCTGAAATAACCGATGTTTCTAGAAAAGTAGAGCTTCGCGATACCATAGACAAAAAAACTGGGGGCGGCTTTAACGAACGATACGAGTTAGAAGCCTTAATGAAGACTTTTGGGAATGACCCAGAAGCTGTTTTGGAGATGGTGAACACCGTCCGGCCTCTTTTGCCGCTTTACAGCGAAGCTACTGAGGATTATTTCAAAAACAGGACTAGATACTACTCGGCTATACAGCAATACAGGGCGGTTCCCGGCGAAGTTGAAGCTAGGAATGTCCAAGCTAGGCGCGAAGATCCTGACTTAAAACAACAATATCCGCCCTCAACCGCAGAAGTTAGCGCGGAAAAAATGATATACCCCATAGACCCTAACTACCGTAGGCCCTATTTAAAAATAGGCCAGCAGGGTCCGGAGCCTGAAGGGATGGCCATGGGCGGCGGCGTAGGCAGTCTTGCTCCTGTTGCGAGAAACATGTTTAATGTATCTGATATCAAGCGCGGCGTCGGCGCGTACATCCCGTATACTAGGAGATAAAGCATGAGATTTGTTTTTGGATTGTTGTGTGCGATAGCGATAACTGGTTGTTCTTCAAGCACTTCTCAGTATTACGAAGCGGTGCAGGCGGCGGCTCAAGCTAACGCGGCGGCTTCTCAGGCTAAATTTGACGCGTTGTCCAAGATTGCTGCTGCGGGAGACGGGCAAGCGGCTAGTGCGGCGGTGATGGCTTTGGCGTTGACTCAGACCCCTTCGGTGACACCTGTTCCGCAACAGTCTCAGGCGCTTCAATGGGCGTCAATTTTGGCTACTCCTGTGACCAGTTTAGGCATGATGTGGATGCAGTCAGATTCGGCCAAGACGATGGCCAAATATAATGCGGATGTCAGCCTTGCGCGGGTAGCGGCGACGGCGGAATCTAATCAAGCTTTGTATGGTGCTTTTGTTGACGCAAATCAGATTACGGGGGACGTTGCGGTGGCCGGTATGAATTCGGCGGGCAACGTGGATTATTCTGCGTTTGTTGATGGTTTGGTGACTTTGGGTACTACGGGCATGACCGAGTTAGGTGATTTGGGCTCGGCGGGTTTTGATTCTAATGTAGCAATTTCTGGCGCGGCGATCACGGGTCTTGTTGATTTAGGTAACGCGGGCTTGGATGCTTCTACGACGTTAGGCACGGCGGGGATTACGGGTGTGTCGAATGTTGCGATTGAAGGTTATAAGACCATGTTGACTTTAGATCAAGGCAACAACGACCTTATGGGCACAGTTTGGACCGATTATACGGCGGCCATTCAGAATATAATGGACAGCGTTCCGCAACTTAGTTGCACGGTTACTAACAATGCTGACGGTACATCTACGGTTAGCTGCACACCGTGATAGAATAGTGCTTAAAATCTAAGGGTTACTTATGGCAAACGGTGACGATAAAGCACTTCTTTCGTCTTTGATGGATAGTACGGCGGGACCGGAAATAGACGAAGCTGAGATGGAGCTTGATATAGAGATCGCGGCTCCCGGCACTTTTGTGGGCTCTTTCAACGACGTGTTGCCAGAGGGCATAGAAATTGAGGAGCAAGAAGATGGTGGAGTCATTGTTGACCTTGATCCGTTGGCCATGGTTGGTGTTGGCGGTGGCGATTTCGATGCTAACTTGGCAGAGGAGTTGGACGATAGAGCGCTTGGTGGGTTGGCTTCAGATTTAATTGGGGATTTTGAGGCTAACAAAGCCTCGCGTTCTGAGTGGGAAGATGCGTATTCCAAGGGTTTGGAGCTTTTGGGTTATACCTATGAGGAGCGCACGATGCCGTTTCGGGGAGCGACGGGTGTTACGCATCCGTTGTTGGCGGAAGCGGCCACGCAGTTTCAGGCGCAGGCATTTAATGAGCTTTTGCCGCCTTCGGGTCCTGTCCGCACACATGTTGTGGGGGAGAAGACCAAGGAAAATGAGGCGCAGGCGTACCGTGTAAAGGAATTTATGAACTACTACATTACGAATGTAATGGAGGAGTATACGCCTGAGTTTGATCAGATGTTGTTTTATTTGCCTTTGGCGGGGTCCACTTTCAAGAAAGTGTACTTTGATGCGGCGATTGATCGGGCGGTAAGCAAGTTTGTTCCGGCGGAGGACATTGTGGTTCCTTATGGGGCCACGGACCTTGATTCATGTGAGAACATCACACAGGTTGTGAAGATGTCCATGAATGATCTACGTATTCGTCAGGTTATGGGTTTTTATCGGGACATTCCGGTGTTGCCGTCACAGTCTGATAGCGACGACGTATCAGACGAGATGGACAAGTTAAGTGGTGTTGAGCCCAGCAACTTAGATTATGAATGTACGTTGTTGGAGTGCCACGTTAATTTGGATCTGCCCGGTTTTGAGGACATGGGGGAAGATGGTGAACCAACAGGAATTAAAATTCCTTACGTTGTTACGATTAGTGAGGATAATGGACAGATACTTGCCATTAGACGAAATTATAAAGAGGACGACCAAAGAAGACGAAAGATTCAGTATTTCGTCCATTACAAGTTTCTTCCGGGATTCGGGTTTTACGGGCTGGGCCTCATCCACACTATTGGCGGATTGTCCAGAACGGCCACGGCGGCTCTTCGCCAGCTTATTGATGCTGGTACTCTCTCTAATCTTCCTGCTGGTTTCAAAGCTAGAGGACTTAGGGTCAGAGATGATGAGGAGCCTTTACAGCCGGGTGAATTTAGGGACGTAGACGCGCCGGGTGGGGCGATTCGGGATTCTTTGATGCCGTTGCCATTTAAGGGGCCTGACGGCACTTTGATGCAGCTTTTGAGTTTTGTGGTGGATGCAGGCCGTAGGTTTGCCACTATCACGGACATGAAAGTTGGGGACGGCAACCAGCAGGCTCCTGTGGGCACCACCGTAGCGTTGTTGGAACAGGGCTCACGGGTCATGAGTGCGGTGCATAAGCGTATGCACTACAGCATGAAGCAAGAGTTTAAGCTTTTGGCTCGGGTGATGTCTGAGTATTTGCCGCAAGAGTACCCATACGCTGTTTCTGGTGGGGATCGCACGGTTATGCGGGAGGATTTTGACGACCGCGTGGATGTGGTTCCGGTGTCTAATCCGAATACATTTTCTCAGGCTCAGCGCATTGCGATGGCGCAGTCGCAGCTTGAAATGGCCCAGCAAGCGCCGCAGCTTCATGACTTGCACGAAGCTTATCGTCGCATGTACGAAGCGTTAGGAATCAATGACATAGATAAGCTACTTATAGCGCCTTCTTCTGATGAGCCGATCCCGAAAGATCCGGCGCAGGAGAACATGGATTCTATGGACATGGTTCAGATGAAAGCGTTTGAGGGTCAGGATCACGACGCTCACATTCGTACACACCTGACCTTTGCATCGTCGCCTATGTTGCAACAGTTGCCACCGGTAGGTTTAGCTTTGCAGAAGCACGTCATTGAGCATGTGAAGCTGAAATCGCAAGAAATTGCCATGGCGCAAATGTTGCAACAGACGGGAGGCCAACCTTTGACCCCCGATTTAGAGCTTCAATTGGAGTCTATGGTGGCGCAGATTAACGCGCAGGAGTTTCAGAAGCTCAAGCAAATTGCCGCAGAAGTAAGCGGTCAGGGTCAACAAGGCCCCGATCCTTTGATACAATTAAAGCAACAAGAGCTTCAGATAGATCAGCAGAAAATGCAGCAGGACGCTCAGATGGATCAAGCAGAGTTGCAGCTTGACCAGCAACGTATGCAAAACAAAGCTACGGAGTTCCAGCAAAGGCTTGCTAGCCAAGAGCGACAGACGCAGGCACGTATTGATGCCGCACTAGATCGTGAACTACTCAAACAACAGTTTGACAGGAATAAATGATATGAAAGTTAAAGTTGATGGTGCGCCTGCGGCAAATGCTCCTACGCCCGTAAACAAAGCGGTTATTGATGGGCAAGGTTCCATTCCTTACGCTTCTTCAAAAGCAGAAAAAACGCCCGATATTGCAATGGGCAAAAAAACCACGGGCAAAAAACGGGGCATGGGTGCCGCGTTACGTGGCTCTCGTTTTACTAGCTGCTAGGGGGCTAAAATGTCTTTATTACCGTTGCCTTCAAATTTTGACCCCGCTTTTTTTGCCCAACAAATTCAATCTGATCCCCGCGTATCTAATAGTTTCGGGGCAGGCACTCCTTTTTCTAATGTTGCTGGGCTTGGTATTCGCGGCATGAATTTTGCTGGTTCACCAGAATCTCCTTTTGCTAGTTCTATACGACCAGACAGGATGGCTGGTAGTTTACAAAGCTTTGTGAACAGGCCTCCGATAACAGGCGGTGCGCGACCCATGGGCCCTCCCGGAAGAGACTTTCAGAAAGAGCTTCAGACTTTAAGCCGTCCTTCCCAGAAACCCAATTATAAAATTAACCTTCCCATTTCGGACGACACCGGTTTTTTTGGGCCGCAACCTCCGGCTCCTTTTCCGCCGCCAATCTCACAACCGCCAAGACCTTTTGGCGGTAATCAATTTGGTGGGATTGGGGGTTTTTTTAATCAGTTAGCCATG